CTCGCGCGTACCCCGCAACAAAACGCTATAGACAGTACCTTTTTTTGTGCCACCGTAGAAAATTTTTCTCTTTGCATTAATATCGTCTCCTTGCTGTCCTTAACGCTTTAGCAAACGCAATCTCAAAGTGTCTGCGGTACGTTCTATCAGCAACCTTGTTAGCATCTCGGTAGAAAGGAAATGTTTTTTCTATCTTGGCTTGCTCAGTAAAGGAATATATCAATCTAATTGGGAGTCGTTTCTTTGTAATTCTTTTCCAAATACCTTTTTTACCGCTTGGCATTTGTGCATAGAAATATCTCTTTTGTTTTAATATTTCTCTTGGAGTTTTGCCTTTAGGGACGCGACCAGACTTTAAGCGTTTCTGCTCTTGGGGTATCGCTATATGATTCCCCCTAGGTTTTTTTAGTCCACCTTCTTCATGTAGTTGTAAATTTGCATTTGTAAGAAAATCATAAAGCCTACCATTCAGCTTTCGTTTCGTTGCTTTCTCTACCCTCCAGGTAGCAGAAGGAAACCTTTTATTTTTTACGTCAAACGCCCTCTTAAAAGTTTTATTGACGATATGCTTACGCACTGAAAACAAGGTGCTGTTTATTGTTTGTGATAGGGCAAACGGAACTTGCTTACGTTGCCACTCTAATAAACCTTTTTGAAACTCTGCGTAATTTGGTTCTATCTTGAATTCTAACATGGCTCATCCAAACTGTGATATCTTAACTGTTTCATTTCCCCAGGTATTGTTTTGGGGTTTTTGATCTCCGTAGTCAGTATCCCAACCTCTAGCCTTTAACCATCGACAAATATGCTTTGTGTTGGTGTCCGTTTTCTTGCACTGCAAATAATAGCTTTTCCATCTTTGTTTCGCTATCTCCCTATCAGGTGGATCTTTCTGCCACTCAGTAAATGCCTCACCTTTCACCCCTGCAGGGGTTTTATGAAACATCACGCTTGCATGTTTCCAAAACTCTTCAAAGTCCTTCGTGTATGGTTGTCGTGTTCGTTTACGAACCGACAGAGTTTCTGTCTCTACTCTACTCTTCTCTGTCTCTGTGGGTCCAAGTTGATATCGCTTTGATATCACTTCGATATCATCCTGCTCCACCCATTCAGTAAGTTCTTGTAATGATTGAATAAGTTTCTTTTCCTCAATGCGTAAACGCCATGCAATATCTTCTAGTGGTGGAAGTATGCCCTCTTTGGTTTCATCTTCGCTTGCAAGCAGCCAGAGGTTAATTAACAAACGAAAGGAACAGTCTGATATCACGTTGATATCACGTTGATACAAGACTTCTCGATGTAACTTTATCCAAGGTGGATTTCTGTCTTTAAAGTGCTGGAATTTTCTCCAATTTTTAATTTTCATCATTAGCCTCCTCTTGTTTGGAAAGCCAATGTTGATATTCTTGATACTGAATTTCTGAACGTTGAGTGCAAAGTAAACAAGCATCCATCTCGTTATCTTCTACATAAACAACGTGTTCATCAAGACATTCTATACACTTACCGTCTTTCGTTATAAGTGGTTGAAAATTTGTTCTCATTCTCAGCATTTATGTATCCCTCACTTTTATTAAAATTATCGCTGGGGTTTCAAAATCTTCCCCAATCTTTTGCTCTTTTAGTTGTTCTCTAAGATCTGCGTTTATATCTATGAGATCCTGTTTTGTTAGTTTGATGGGTGTGTTATGTAATCGTTGAAGTTGATTGACTCTCTCCTCCCCTAGTCGATTAACAATCCAATCCCTAAATAATACAGGGTTTGCTCCCAACTTCTGATGACAGTAAAAACAGTGCGCCGCCGCATTATCTTGCATCCATCTTGTTGATTTGCTTGCCCTGCCAAAAAAATGGCTACAGTGTAATCCAGCAGAATTCGGTTCATACTGCTTCCCGCAAGATTCGCACTTCCATCTGGCTCTCTGCCTTACCAATTGCGAGAAATGCTTGTCGGGTGTTTTTACAGCTATCTTTACCATCACTTAAACTAAAAAGCCCCACCTCCGTAGAGGCAGGGCAGTTTTCGCCATAATTGGCGAGAGGGAGGTGGCAATAATGAATTTGTCGTTTTCATTGTAATACCTTTCCTAAGATTTTGAAAGCAAGAATATATTTCAATCATCTCTTACCGACTCGATATAAGCATCTGGATAGTCACGTTTTAAATCTTCTTCGCAATCAAAAGTTTCGGTGAGATATATATTGCCTTCTTCGCAATCACATTTGACAATAGGTTTACCAGGGTCAAAAGGTTCAAACTCACCAAGTCCGTTACATTCGAGGCAAGGTATACTGAAATAAAACTTCATCGAATGCCATTTTCTGGAATGTGATGAAAGATTTCGTCGCCAACTTTAAAATCATAAAAAGGTGTTTCTTCTCTTGTCCTTCCAACAATAATCCCCTTTTTTTCGATAATGTCTGATCCTTCAGCTAAACAAAAAATTCTTTCTTCACCCAGTTTGTACATTATTTCCGCCTTGTTAATCCAGGAATGTCTATTTCATGCTCGACGCCATTTTTAATATCTTCAGCATATTGCTTTCTAAACTTCTCCCACCTCTCTTTCTTTTGTTTAAGAGAGATTAACTCATCCTTAGTTAAGTCAACCCAACAAACATGATCTAAAGTTTTGTGATGATAGATTTGACTTCCGCTTCCGTCAGACCACTCGATAAAATCGAGCTTTGGCGTATAACACTCTAAATCAATTATTTCCATTATATCTCGATAACTCCCCCAACTATTTCCGATTCATCCTTAAAAAATACCTCACGAAAGTATAGTAAATCAGATGAACTAAAAGAATATTTTTCAGCAAACTTTTCCACCTCGCTCTGATAGAATACTTCGCCTTGAGAACCATCTGCCCACCATGTTGTAAACATCATTTTATTTCTCCTTCTTTAAAAAATTGGTTAATTCTTTCTTAAACTCTTGCGCTTTTCGAAAAGCCTGATGATTTACCCCGCGATTAAAAACCTTTTCGCGTTCGAAAATTTCACCTGTTGAACTCTGCCATTCGTAAATTACAATGTAGGCCTGACCCGTTTTTTTAATGCGTGGTTCAATCATCGGCTTATTTCCCTCTTTGTTTTGTTGTTGATTCTGATTATACATATTTTATAGAAGGTGTAAAGTAAAACTATACACTTTTTATAAATATTTTTGTTAAGGTTGACAAATGTAAAGTGATATAAGATAGTGCTAAAATGGAAGTTACTGGAATGAAATTGCTAAAAGCAACAACCAACGTCAGCAAACTGGCATCTGACCTTGGTGTTTCACGAATGGCTGTTTATCAATGGAAAGAAGTTCCAGCCAACAGGTTGGTTGAAATTGAACAGCTTACAGGAATTCCACGGCAAGATTTAAGGCCAGATCTTTACAGAGGGATGAAAAATGAATAACCGAATAATTGAGACAATCGCTTATTTTTTGATGGTAAGTGTAATTACGTTTATTGGCATGGTGGTGCTGCCATGAATTTAGTCGATTCATTAGCAAAGGCCCAAGCCGAAATGAGAAACGCTGCATTTAATAGGCAAAACTCTCACTTTAAAAATAGATATGCGGATTTAGGAGCCATACGAGACGCTGTAGTGCCGATCCTGTCAAAACATGGAATAGCCCTGGTGCAGAGCATAGAAACGTCTGAGGGGATGTCGATGGTCGTTACAAAGCTATTGAAAGGTGATGAATCGATAGTTTCAGCAGGATGTCCGATTATCACTGATCGGAAAGGTCCGCAGGCTTTCGGATCTGCGCTTACCTATGCCCGAAGATATTCAATGTCTGCAATAGTTGGTATCGCCTCAGAGGAGGATGACGATGCGGAACTTGCAGTAGAACATAAAGAGAAGTCGGTCGAGGACGTCGTGGTAGGTCTTCTTAAAAAAGGAGATAAAACACGGTTAAAAAAAGCGTGTGAAGACATCTGTAACGACTTAAAAAGATGCACCGATATGGATGAGTTAATGGTCTGTTTTAAAAATCCTGAGACTCAAAAAGTTTTGGATGAAATGAAGAAAAAATTACCTGAATGGTTCTTAGCTTGTGAAAAAGAAAAAGATCGCATGAAAGAAAATCTTACAGCAGAAGAAGTCAAATACGGAGGTCAGTTATAATGGCTTATGAGAATAGTGGAAGATTGTTTCGCAATGAATATAAATCCAAAGACTCGCAACCCGACTGGAAAGGAGATTTTACAGATGAGTCAGGCAAGAAATGGGATTTTGCCGCATGGACTAAAAACAATGGCCGAGGAGACTGGTTATCTGTAAAAGTTTCCCCTAAGAGAGAAAAACAAGAAAAACCTCAAACAGAGGAAAAGACAGAAGAACTTGATGACAAGATTCCGTTCTGATGAAAGGAGTATTTTGCCGAACTGAAAAAGGTTCTTTGGTAGGCACAGAGCCAGATTCTTGGACCATGCTTGCTAGAATGAAGTTGGGAGATTTGGTGACCTGTGAGATTAAAAAGGTACGCAGTCCTGAGCAACATAGGATGTTCTTTGCTCTCCTGAAAACAATCTTTGAAAACCAAGAACGCTACGCCTCGATGGAGGCGTTACTTGATGCTGTTAAGATATATGCAGGACATTATGAGGAGCATCAATTTCCGCAAAATAGTGGGATGTTCCATAAAAGGCTAGGCAAGACGATGGTTGTCTTAGATGTTGAAGATATAACACCCGAACAGCTAGAAAAATTAAGAGAAATATGGACCCAGGTAAAACCTAAGTCTATTAGTTGGGGTGATTTAGATCATGATGATTTTCAACCTATATTCCATGCAGCCGTAGAGCTAGGTCATAAATTGCTTGGCGTTGATCCTATTGATTTATTGAATGAGGCACAAGAATGATCAAGAAGATTGTGACAAAACTTTGGCAAGGCAAATTCGTCTCTGTTAGGGATTACGAGGTTGCTTCCGCGATTAAATCAGGTGGAATGGAGATAACCTACCAAGATCAAAAGATGTATTTACCTCCCCATGTTTTAAGAGAACTTCAGCCAACAGGCCAAAAGATGAAATCAAAGATTGGTGGAAAAGATTACTTTTTAATGGATATTCTATTTAAAGCAAGTCAAGAAGATCCTCGACAAATCAGATTGATTTAGCAAGTTCTAACGCCTGTTCTTTGGTTTCATCGTTTCTTCTTGTCCATCCGCGACCGAAAGTCTCAAAAGTTTTTAAACTCTCATAAAATCTTTGTCTCTTTTGGTGCATTTCTTCTATTACTTCTATAACGTCTGATTTATCTACAGCATCTAACGTTGCTGGACCAATAAAACCATCCGAGTCAGCGCCCACCGTGAGTTGTAAGGCTCTGGCAGCTCTGGATGGGCCGCTGTTTACACACCAATCGAACACACTCCAATCAATCCCTGGAGGTAAATGATCTGCTTTTATTTTATCCCAGAATTTTTCTCGATAGATTTTTTCAACGTGATCATCTGGTATGTTACGAATCATCTCCTCGCTTACGCCGCGCCCAAGCCACGCCTCGTAAGTATTAGCAGTGATCCCTTTATTAGTGCGTCCTCCAGGGTCATCTGGATGATTTACATAACCACCTTCATGCTTTAAGAGCCATTCTAAACATTGGTCAAAATTATTTATCATGCTGCCACGCCTTTGCTTTGCTGAACGCTCTGGAACCAAACCAGAATGAAATTATTGTTGCTAGTATTGCGCTATCTTCCTCATTGAACGATGTCTGAATTGCAGTTGTCCAATCAATATTTTGATTAGTGATCAAAGCGTAAATCATCACGCACTTAACCCCGATATACATCAAGACGAAGAGGTAAGTAATAACAGGGCGCACACTCCCCCTAAGAGCGTTGACAAAAGTTCCAGCGTCAAGGGATTGATCATGTTTATATATGTTCTCCGATTCGCTAATGTCTGCTTTGGCATCTAGCTTTTTTAAATCTAATTCATTGAGTTTTTCGGCGTATGCTGCCTTAGCCTCTAACATCTTTATTTCTTGTGCATCGGCTTGCTTTTGCTTAAAAAAACCTAAGATCTCTGGGATAATTGACGTTCCAAAACCAAGGGCTGATCCTAGTAAGGCAAGCATTATTCTTCTTCTCGCAGTTCTCTGAGTCTTTGCTCAAGTATAGATATCGTGGTGTAATAATTACCCATTCCTCCTTGTTCCGAATCAGCCCTAGCTCTCAGCAACTCTATCTCTCGCTCAAGAATGTCTGCGGTGTTTATATCAGCACTATTCATTTTCTGGACATCCATGCGCTCATGCCCATATAAGCACCAACGATACCCGCACCGCTCAGATAAAACAGATTTGAAATATCACTCAATACCGTCACTCGATTGGTTGGGATAAAAAACATAGCAAGCGTAAAAACACCCATTGCAATCAAAGTCCATAAAGCCATGTTTCTTTGAGTGCGTGATTTGCGAAGTGCGCTTTCTTCTTCCTTCATCGCAGTCGCCATTGCCAACTCTTCATCGGTGATTGTACCATCACCATCTAGGTCATAACCTTGATACTTAGTTTTCTTTTGAAACTTTTTTTGAATTGGTTTTTTAGCAGTCATTTGAAAACCTCCTTAATAAACTTTAGTTGATTGAGGGACTATTCTGGGAATACAGGACGCGAGGTATGGAAGCATAATCTGCCTTTGAACATCTCTGCAAGCAGACATACTAGAATATGGAATTTCTGAGATAGTATGATTAAATGACGTTATGACAGTCAACATGAATACGAGCTTCATCTTTGAGAGTTTAAATATAGCAAACCAACAAAGCCAGCGATTGCTACAAAGCCTAAAAATACTAACCCACAAATCGCCAATAAATATAATTTTTTCTTTCGTTTCTTAACTCTATTTGCTTCTTCTTCGCGCCTTGCTCTCCTCGCCTGAGCGCAAAATTTTTGATAATCTGACCAAAGACCTGGGCGTCCAGTATAAATCATCAACTGTTTTAGTTGTTCTTCCTCCTGTCTGATTTTCTCCAAGGCCATAAAAGCCTCAAGATCTGAAGAACTTGCTTTGGACCTGTCTTTGCCAGCAACCTTTCTTTGAAGTTCCTCTTTACCAGAAACAAATTTAGCAATCGCCTTTCCAGCGTTAACAATCTCACCACCGTTTTGAACGCACTGCTTGATGACAGCAAAGGCAGCGTTGCAAGCTGCAAGTTCAGCCAGCATCGTCTTTCTTCAATAATTTTTGAACAGTTGGAGATTGCCATATTGAGATTCCGAGCCATACGATTGTAAACAAGCCAGCTATCGGATGTATCCATTCAAACCAGACCAATCCACCAGTGGTTGCAGCCGAAACATCAACCGCTGTCTTTAACTCCTGACTCATCTTTATTCTCCAAAGACGCTTTTAACTTATTAAAAAAAGCGTTTCTTCCTTCTTGTAATTGATCTAGATTAAATCTAGCACTGTTTAACTTGCGATCCAGATCAACAACGTGATTAATCATCCGCTGTTGTTCTTCTGTTAAATCTTCAAAATTATAGTCTATGTTTTCAATCGAGATGGGTGTCTTTTCATTTTTTCCCATTTCAATCTCCTTAATTTACCACGGAACTCCTGTGCCTTGCTTGGGAGTTGCTTTTTCTGCAATCTCAGCAGCAACCAAACTTTCTAATTCTGACACTCTTTCAGAACCCAGTGCATCTTTTGCCCATTTGACCGCAAGCGTTTCTTTGATATCTGCATATGCAGTAAAACCAGACAGGTCATCAGTGGGAATAGCAACAGTCCCATATACTCTTCCAGTGTTTCCATCTGAATCTTGATCTTGACAACTCCAATGTATGTTAAAAACCACGTTGCTTTTTCCGCTCAAACTTTTATGAAAATCAAGATTATTGACTGTCCACGTTACTGACATTGTTTTCCCCTCTTTCTAACACGCCATTAGTACACACGGCACAAGGTATGACCCATCGCTATAAGTATATGAAACATTTGTGCTGGTGACCTTTGCAATAGTCTTGCTACGAACAATGTCATCACCCTGCGGCTTGGCTGTGCCATCGCCCGCACTCATCAGCAAGTCACCTCGGGCTATTGTTGTGCCACTAGCGATGCGAATAACCATATCGCCTGTCATTGCAATATTCATATCGTTTTGCGCACTACTTGCGTAAATGTCGTTCAGGTCTTCATTTCTATCTTCATTCCAATTTACAAACACCCCAGCCACATTTTTATCGCCTTCTTCAGATGACACAGCCATGCAGTTTAATTGCTCGTTATCTTTAGTTGTGCTGCCATCCTCACTGGTCCAAACAGCCATCTGATCCAGATTGGTCATGACCGTCCCTTTGAGCAAGCCATCGATGCGGTTGCCGTCTGAGGCTTGTGACCAACGTGAAAGGTGTCCACCATTAAAGGATACAGTAGTGCCAGATACAGATATGCTACCTTCTGTCACATTATTATGCCTAAAGGTTGCAAGAGCACCGTCTGAACTTTGTCTGTTTAAGTGAAATGATGCTCCCGTGCTGGTTACCGCGAAATAGCCATTGTCAGCCGAAAAGTTATTTTCAACCCCTGAAAGCGTAAGACCTGCAGTTGTTTTTCGTATGAATAGGCGACCGAACTGGTCAAGAACCATACGTTGACTACCGTTTGTAAAAAACCGCATTTGATCGCCATTATGGGCGTACTCAATTCGACCTATTAAGCTATTTGCTGGGTCTCCAAAACTAATTGTGCTATTCATGTTGGTGGCCGCTGTAATTGCAATAGCACCAGTAGAACTTCCACCGTGAACTCTTAATTGATGATTAGCAATAGCCGCAGTTGTGTTAATTAACACGAGTCCGCCATCTGTAATAGCTAGTCTCGTTGCATTATTTACTTCATCATGAATAGTAAAATGTCCATTGCTAGTTCCTGGCGATCCAGGACGAATGCCGTACTTGTGTCCACCACCGACGCCTGTACTGTCAACTATAATTGCTGATTCTACACTACTCCCACCTTTTACATGAAGTGGTACATCTGGTGCAGTAGTTCCTAAACCGACATTACCTCCGCTCATTATACGAATTCTTTCAGTATTATTAGTTGAAAATCTAATAATACCCGCATCACCATTGCTGATTTCAAAATCGGGGGCGAAGGTAGCAGCGGTGTATCCCAGCTTCACGCCATTGGTGACCCCTGAGTCCCCACTATCAAATGAGATTCGCGCCATTGGGTTAGTGGTTCCACTATCTCTGATAGTTAGCAGAGCATCATTTGTTGCGCTTGTTGCTCCAATTCCAACCCTTTGACTTGAATCGATTGTTATGGCTGTGCTAGAAGCATTGTCATCTATCCCAGTTGACGCAAATGATGAAATCGTACCTCCATCAATTTTATTTCCTGAAATTTGATTGTCTGCGAGGGTAAGAGTTCCCGCTGATACGTTCAGTGTCTTTCCAGAGCCAACAGTGATATCCGCACCGTCGACAGTTCCCCCATTAATATCAGCAGTTGTAGCGTTTAAACTGGTAAATGTTCCCGCGCCAGCAGTTGCAGCACCTAAAGTTACATTATCAATAGTTCCACCGTTAATATCGGTATCCGTAAGAACTGAACTAGCTAAAGTCACAACTCCTGTGGAGTCAGCAATAGAACCAGCAGCAGTTCCATCTTTAGCTTTTATATTTGTGACTTCAATATTTGTTGAATCTAATGTGGTGGAATTCAAAGTAGTGAAAGTTCCAACAGCCGCGCTGGACCCGCCAATCGTAGTTCCATCTATAGTTCCAGCGTTTATGTCAGTAGTTGTTAAAACTGAGGATGAAAGTGTAACTACACCAGTTGAATTTGCTATTGATCCAGCTGAGGTTCCATCTTTCGCCTTGATATTTGTCACTTCAATATTTGTTGTGTCTAAGGTAGTAGCATTCGCAGTAGTGAACGTACCCACAGCGGCACTGGACCCGCCGATTGTAGTGCCGTCAATGGTCCCACCATTAATGTCAACGGTTGCACCGATTCCAACCGCATTACTCAACTCATCTTTACTTATCTTTTTGCTAACAGAGCCGCTGCTGTCTACGATCAGAAAAAAATCATCTGCTGCTGTGTTTGCTCCAGTAATCGCGTCTAATTCAGAAACCTTTTTGTCAGCCATGATTCAGGTCTTTATGATATAGTTAAGAATAAATGTGGGTTGGACGTTGTTATGTGCTGTACCGCTTCCTGTGCTTGAAGTCTTTCCGTGCTGCGCCCCACCAGAAACACCAGCTAAAATGTAATTATTTGACGAACCAAAATTACCTTTATTTGATAAAAAATTTGATGCACTAAGGGCAGTAGATGTATCACCAGTGTTACTAGCTATAAAATGAGTATGTGAGGCAAGTTCTGCTTCTGTCAAAGTATGACTTTCAGTTCCTCCCGCAGCCCCCAGTGTATCACCATTTATGGGGGAGGTAAGTCTATCAGCGGAACTGCCACCCATGTTATCTTTACCCGCAATAACTCTTCCGCGCAAATCAGGTAGTGAAAATGAAGATCCTGAACCTCCATAAGTATATTGAAGTGCTTGAAATAAATCATTGTAAGTGCCTGTATTCAATGATTGACCATGACAAAAAAGATAATCAGAAGGTGCTGAAAGACCAGCGTAAGGGAAAATCATACCTGGGAGTATCGGAGACGCTTGCCGCACTCTCAAAGGTGTCATCAGTTCTGTGTTATTTGTTCCTGTTTTTGCTGTTGCCTCTGAAGCAATTTCAAGATCAATAATCTTTGTTCCGCTGGAATTTAAAATATCAATGCCCGCTGCGGATGCTGCTTTTAACTCATTGCTTTGTAACTTAAATCGCGAATTTGAAACATCTAATTCACCAATAATTATGAAATTTGCATTTGCCCCATCCCGCATTTTTAGCTGGTTGTTTGTAGTATCAAACCATAACATCCCCGCGAAAGTTGGAGAGGGTGCTGTTGCACTGGAATTATTGGTGACAATAGCACTTAGAGCGTTATTAATATCCGCTCTAACCACTGGGGTTGTTGCATCGCCTATAACATAATCATGAGTTGCCATCAGAATCTTACCGTTGCTGCTAGTTGATTTAGTGCTGGTGTAATATCATCCGCAGTGCTTTGTAATTCTACTTTAAATTTGAAGGCTCTACCACTAAAATCACCCGCTCTAAATCTTTTGAAAGCACTCCACGATGGAGTACCCGCAGGGTCATCATTCGTCGTAGCAACAAATTGAATCACATTAGTGTCACTGAAAGATGAACCACCTGTAAGATCATCAAATAACCCAGGCAGATCATCAAAATTCCCAGAAAGAGTATCAAAAGTTACCGCTGGATTATCATCCAATCGAATGTTTTCTATCTCCATTTGTACTTTTGCAACTCTAACAGCTCCAGTATCTATGTAGTTAGAAAACTCATAACTTGCTGTTGATGGTGCTGATGAAGGATCAGTTATTCGGAGACGATTACTTGCGACAGAGCAACCTGTTTTGGAACCGCTAAAACCTGGATGCTCAGTTTGTCTTTGAGTTGTACCAAACGTATCAAGATCAACAGCACGAACAACCACGGAGGTTGCCGCAACCGATTGATTACCTCCTTTGTCATATGCCTTTATTAAGTAGGTTCCAGATTGCGGAGGAACTATAACGCTATTCGCTGGCCTTGCTACTTTATCAACGATAGTAATCGCACTACCGAAAGTTGCTGATGTTTCCACAAACGAGTGTCTGATTCGGTAAAAACTTAAATCCAGATCAGGCACAGGCTCCCACTCTAATAAGATACCACCAGAAGAAACATTGAAACTTAAATCAGTTACATTCGCTGGGGGATCAGCTAAGTTTTCAACTTTAAAATTCGTTTGACTTACAAAATCACCTTTTATACCAAACGTGTTTATTCCCCGCACTCTTACGTCAAAGGTATCATCTTCAACGTCTAATATTTCAACGATTCCCACCTCTCCAAAACCAGCATTTTTAAAAATTGTTGATGAACTCTTTTTAAACTGTACTTCTACCTGATCAATCTGTTCTGGAGAGTCTGCTGTGGTAGTAACGATTATAACGTTAGTAAGATGTTCATTGATGATTCTAGCGGTTGACTCAACCGTTAAACCAATCGGAGGCACTACAAAAGGATCTAACAGAGTTGTGTTGTTTTGTTCAAATACACTTTCCTCTGCATTCCAATCAAATACGCTTGAGGATATCTCTCTGAGATCCATTTCTACGTTTAAGGTTTGATCAGTTTCAGGTTTGAAACTCCAGTTAACCACCTCAAACGTCTTGTCAGAAAACCCCGCCCTAGTATTCGTAAATTGTACGATATCACCAACTTGAACTTGAAAAGCCTTCAACCCGAATACCGCGCTAACCGTCAGTTGTTCTCTATTTCTGAATAAAGCCATCTTTGCAATACGCTGCGCTCTCGTATTGGTATCCGTAAATGGCAATTCAAAATCCAAAACACTCTCTTCACCATTGTCGACATTAATGAATGTTTGAGATGTCACCGCAGGATAATCAGATGGCATAAAATTAGTTTCTGATCCCTTGAAAACACCTTTTACAGTATTGAAATTATCCCGCCTTGAGTGTCTGGTAATTATCTTAACTGATGATCTCAAATCATCTTCATTCAAAGACAATACAGGGCTGGTGTAAGCTCCAGCCTTTACTCGCCATTTTCCTTGTGCATACCAGATCGTACCTCCTAATGCAGTCAAAAGATCATCAATGACATCAGCAGGTTTTTCAGCAGTCGTGAATGCTCCATTACAAGTATATCTTTTTTCTGTCCCTCCAGCCGCTAGATTGACATTTTCGTCACAAATATTTGCCGCTGCTCCGAAAAGAGTATCGTCAATGTCATCCGTGTTTAGCCCATAGTCTGAGGTTAAATAATCCCTCAAGCAAAGAGCCGCATTATCAGACCAGGCAGTAGAAGTGGTATTTGGGTTATAGACTTTTTTACCTTTGATTAAGAAGCTAATAGCTGGCTCTCCGTTGGGGTAAGCATCACCATCAAACTCTAATCGAATGTAAGAATAACAAATCCCTTGGAGCCTATGATTACTTGTCCACTTTCCGTTTGACTCGTTGATTAAAGTGTTATCTGCTGCTTGGGTTGTAGTTCCAAGATGTTTAATAACCCTGGCTTTCCCATTGTACTTCGCAGGAGCCGTTGCATTGCCCGAACCGTCTAATGTCAAAACCTCATCATTAAAAAATACGCTTGTAATTTCCTGACACTCGTGACCAGCGATAGCAACAACCAGATGCAAATATTTATTGCTATCCGTTGTTTCTTTGAAAACGATTACACCACCAACTCTTGTTTGTCCGTAAATGATCTGATGATCCTGTGCTGGTCCTATTCCAGCAACTTGATATCCAGCTTGGGTTGATCCGCTTGATCTTTTTGGCTTCGGTGAAAGTGCTGATGATAGAAATGACAATCCAACTGAAATTGCAAATTTTGTGGCAAATGCTGAAAAAAAAGATGTACCTATAGCAGCGAATCCCGTACTCACACCCGCACCAACAGCAGCCGTGACCGCTGAAATTGCAATCGAAATGGGATCAGCCGCCGCTGGGGTTGCGACTAAAGCTAATAATATCCCAAGAAACCATTTCATTGTATCTGCCAGTAAATATCTTGATTTTGGGGTTTTAAAAACATTAGACCATGATCAGCAGAAAATGCGATAAGATCACTTATGGCTATTCCGAAAGAATAATCTAATACTGATTTTTCTTGTGGCCTCGCGACTAGATCACCACGAAAAGGTATCTTGCTATCTCTTCTTTCAAAGATTTGATCAATACCCCAAATGATATTTTGATTATCGTGCTGTTTTCTTAACTTTAAATAAAATTTTAAAGCACTTTCTGGAGATGTATAATTACCAATCCAATCCTCAGCAAAGCCTTTTCCAGTTTGAATTTTTATCGCTTGATTGCTGAAAGTTAAACAATCAAAACCGTTCCAGTTGCAAGGCTCATCTCTGACTGAATTGACGTAATCCATAAGAGCATTTTCCCAACCCTGACACTTCATGCCCTGCCCCAGTTAAATCGTTTGTCTTGAAGATCCTCAACAAATTCAAAACCCTTGTCGTTTGGAAATCTTGATTTTTGACTAGAGTTAGTAAACCTAAAAACCTTTGGACGTTCTAAATCAATCAATTTACTTTCTACACTCAAAGCTATCGTTGATGTCTCTGGACCTTCATCAATGTTCATCTGATCCATGTACCCAGAAAAAACCTTAACGATTTCATCCGCATCGCCTGGACTTTCTAAAACTATCCTACTGCTGTTTTCCAACAAAAGCAGGGAACCATCCTCCGTTTTCAAAAAATGTCTGTTTACATCTACTGCGCCAAAGTAAATTTCGCATTCTCTACCTTGATAAGGTTCTGATAAAGCTAATGATATTAGGTTCGAAGGTATGCCTGACAGAGTAAGGGTTGCACCTTTAGCACTAATTTCTGCTGTTTCAGCAATCTCTGAAATCTGCAAAAGTTGACCTGTTCCCGTGTAGGTAATGGAGTTGTTTACTAAATCACCTAGCCCTGTCCAGAAATTTAAGGTTTGAGTATCAAAAAAAATTCGTGTGGCAAAAAACGGAAATATTTCCTCCGCTGTCAATGCACCTATAATCCCTGTAGTAAGAGAGCGACTCATATCACCGCCTCCACACACGCGAAAGTAACGCCGAAAATCGTCGCTTCATCAATCGACCATGAAGTCTGATTTTGTGATAGCCTAAATAAACCTTCAGCGTTTGAAACGACAACCGTTGAATTATCCGCTGGCGCAGTACGGATATGCGGCCAGAGATCCACAGTGACATCTCCCCCCGAAAGTGTGTTAACATCTTGTAATATTTTGTGAAGAGTCGCACTAGACCCGCTCCCGAGTTGAATATAGTCACCAGCTTTTAAATATCCTGTTGCACTAGCGGGACAGCCGTCGATGGCTAAAGAGCCTCCAGTTTGGCTTGCTCCGTTCACCAACGGAGTTCCTGGCGCACTTGATGCACTTCCGCGAGCCGTAGCACCAGAGGGATCACCAAGGGTAAAAGTACCTAATTGACCTCTCAATGATACAAGAAATGAAATCCATTCTTCCGCATCCGCTCTGCTCATCGGAGGCATGCTGACCTCTGCCTCCCATCTTTGCCCTGCATGAGAAACAACCTGTTGCTTAAACGTAAATGGTGACATCGATATAGCAGTTACATTAGTTGCCCTGAATGTGACGGTTGCTATCCCTGAAACGGTTGGAAGAGTAAGTGGATACGAAATAGCCATCAAGCAAATCCATTAGCAAATGTTCCGCCACGCCGTCTAGCGTCCAGAACCGCCGCTTTCGTATTATCGGCAATCTGAGGCATTAGCTGTGCAATCTCTGCCCTAACTGTTTGGGAAACACCTGTTTCTATGTTTAAGGTTTGATTGACGACAACCCCACCGCCCATTGCGTGATTTGGAATTACGGTTCCTGATCTATTAGGAACCATTATTTCTGGTCCTTTTTCACCTACAAGGTAGGGCCTTCCAGCCATCGCGGGACCACCACTTGCCAGCGTACCCATCTGAAGCGCACCAGATTGAATTGTCGGAATTGTAGGAGCAGATGCCGTTGCACCAGAAAATAAACCACCTAATGCTCTGTTTAATGCATTCGCAATTGGAACAGCGATTTGCATTCTAATAACCATTTTCATAATGTCATTGATAATACTTGACGCCATATTTTTAAATGCGTCTTTAGCTGATATAGTCCCATTAACAACCCCCGCAAGCGCATCTGTAAGATTATTAACTGATGTCACACCAACTTTATCAAGATTATTAGCAAGATTGCTATTTTCTTCTATAAATTGTGCCAGTGATGTTTTTGTCAAATCTATTTCATTTCTTGCGCTAGCCGTTTTTCCTATAAAGTCTGATAAAGATTTATTATTGTTAGTAATAGTCTCATTAAATTGATTGCCTGTTTGAGTAAGTGCAAGTAATTGAGATTCCACACTGCCAACCTCAATATCCAACAAACCCATTACCTGTTTAAATTTTTCTTGAACAAAATTTGTAATTCCCAATTCCTGGGTAACACTTTTAATGGCATGCAATAATTCTTCAAATTTTCCTGTTGCTATAGCTATTCCTGCCGCAGTTGCAGCAATAAGAGTTCCAAATAATGCAAACTTTGCCGCCCCTTTCCCAATAGCAGCCGCAGCTAATATTGAAACCTTTGCGAAAGTTCCCATTGCTTTTGCCAAAGTCAGAAGTCCTCTGACAACTTTTGCCCCTATTATTACTCCTAACGCAATTCCAAGAGTTTGCAGATTATCAATTAAAAACCTGACAACTGCTACAGTAACTCTCATCGCGTTGATCAGTGTATTTGAAAAAGCTGTGGCGAGAGCATTATTGCCTTGAGTAAGTCTAGCAATTGCTTTTGCAGCATTTGATAATTCTTTGTTTAAACCTGCCTCTCCAACTTTCATCATAAAAGAATCAATATTGTCTGTTAGGTTTGTAAAAGAACCACCTAATGTTTTAGCTTGTCTTTCCGCGCCACCAGCAAATTTTATTTGGGCTATTTTTTCTAATGCACCTGTTATCTCTTCAGCATTATTTTGTACTGTCATTGTCAGGTCATCAAAACTAAGAGTAATTTTTTCTCCCTCTTTACTAGCTTTGATTCCAAACTCTTTAAGTCTTTCAAATTCTCCTGTGGTAGCATCTGCAATAGCTTCCGCGAACTGGATGAATGGTTTTGACATACCTCCAGCAATATCCGCGAATTTTCTTAATTGCTTTTCTGTTGGTCTAATGCCTCTAGCGACCATAACATTGAAGCCCTCAACTACCTCCTGCAATGAAAATGGTGTTGTCTTAGCGAATTCTTGCAGAATTAAAAAAGCCCCTCTAGCTTTCTGTGCTGACCCAGTAAAGGTAATCAACGATGCCTGTAATGATTCAAAACTTTTGTTGGTTTGCACTACTCTGCGAATAAATACGCCGCCGAAAAATGTAGCAAGACCAGCACTTACAACTGCTACTCTCGTAAATGCTTTTTCAACTGTTGCTAAGTTTCTATTGATCGCCGCGCCGAGACCTACCGCCGCTTTACGAATCCCACTTAATTTATTTCTGATTTGATTAAAGGCTTTGGCAGTTTTATCGACAGCAATTATCGGGAATTGTAGTGGTCTAACTGCCATTTTTCTCAGCCTCTATTTTAAAATAAGCAAACCATTCATTGATTTGTTCTAGGGTTAAATCTTCAATCTCTGGTTGCGTCTTATGTAAACGATCCGCAAGGGCAAGGAGATTATACCTAAACGGATCGTCTCTTAGTTTTTTTCAATACTTTCAAGATCATTATCAGTTCCGAACATCTTGCCAGCAATTTCAGAAACAATCCCGATTTCACAATCCAGCAAAGTTTGTTTATCTTCCAGAGTAAAAGCCTTTTCTCCGTTTTGATCCAGTGCCTTTAAAATGATCAGATCAACCATACCCTCGATCTGCATATCCTGAAGAAAGTTCTTATGCTTTGACTGAATCCGTCTTAAATCCCGCGCTGAAACTGGCGTTGAAAATATGACGAGGTCCCCACCATCTTCACCATAACCAGGAACTAAAATTTTTAAACGATCTTCACGGTTTTCTTGATTGCGTCTAGCAATCGCTTGACCTAAAGACATTATTAAACGGTTCCTTCAGTCAATGCCCCACTGCCTTGGAAAGTTATTGACGCTTTTACAGTATCGTCAATTGTTCCTGTGATTGTTCGCCCTGTGACTATTATGTTGCCACTTAGCTTATGATCCCCAGAAGTATCACCTTCCATCTGTACCGACAAAGCACCAGATTCACCGTTCTGAATATCTAGTTGCCCTGCGTTTGTGTCATCAAAATGAACTTCACAAGATCCACTAAAACTTTTTAGAGAAGAGAAAAAAGTTCTGCTAGTATCGCCCATGGAGGTATCGTCTATCACCTCAGTTGTTTCTTCAATACTATAACTAATAATCTCACCAATCTGGTTTGATCCTATCTTTAAAACACCATCGTTTCCTTTAAAGGTAGCCATCGTACAATCTCCTTTTTAGACAGCAGTTTCCAAATCGTTTTCCAACGTCACATAATCAACCATCACAGTGATTACCCCCACTGCCACGGGTTGATCTCCTTCAGAGTTAAAATCGAAATTAAAATCGACCACTCTTGTATCTTTCGCATTCCCACCTCTCGTAATGTCCGTAAATAGAGCCTCCCTAACTTGGACGCATATCGTATCTAAAGTATCCTCAACTCCAGAAGTAGCCTTTGCGTATGCCTCCACAACGAATTCTGCTTCATGCATTACCGTGCGAGGCAAGCCTATGGTATTATACTCACTCGCATCAGATTTACAATAAATGGTTAAGCATGGAAGTTTTGCTTGCGCTAACGGATAAAATCTTGTTTTAAAGACGTTAGAGCCTGTTGTTGTCAAACCAGTTAACGCCGTTGTTATATCGTTTCTAATGCTTTGTCTAACGTGAGCCATTACACTTGCTCAAGGACCAAGGTTGTAACGCCTGTCCCATCAGCCTCAACAACTTTAATAATATAATTCGTTGAATTTACCCTAAGAGCATCGCCTTCCGCAGCCGCAGAAACATCAGAAGTTCTGCAAACAAATCTTGGTTGCTCAATAGCAAATTCTACCGTTCCACCTGAGTCAGCTGCAAAAAATTCTCTGTCAAAAATTCCATTTACAGTTGACGCAGAACCCCCACTAGGGGTGAAAGTTGCAGCACTCCCAAAATCATCAGTGTCAAAAAATATTGCACGATCTGATGCGGTTTCGACAGGCATTATTCATCCTCTGGTGTGGATATCTCTTCTGCTTTTACAGCACGGTTCGCTTGTTTCTTTTTACGAGTTTTTTTCGCTGGCTCCGCAAAATTTCTATCAATCAACTTCTGACCAATCGCGTCATCAACTTCGTATTCTTGACCAGGGAACATATTCCCGATTGTTCCAGTGTAACACTTTTCAAAAACTTTGATTTTCATATTTCACCTCAAAGAAAGGGGAGAGGCCAAAGCCCCTCCCAATCTAACATCAAGCAGTTGATACTTCATCAGTTTTAGCAAACGATGCAGCATTACGCAGTGCGATATCCACGTCTTGGTGAACAATGATCCTCACGGTTCCCGCAAGGCCACCAGTTGTTTCATCAATTAAGATATCTGGCGCACCAAATAACCCGACCATCAACTGAGAGAAATCTCCGTAAATGAGCGCACTTGCATCCGTTCCACCATCACCTGGGTTCAGGTTTGATGGTACGTTTGTCGTAAACTCAGCAGGATACCCATAAATTGAATTCCAGGGGTCATTCAAAAGCATGATGCTATCCGTGCTAGATACCTTTACAGTATTGGCCATCTTTGCTTTGACCTTTGGATTACTTAACCACCCAAGGGTATTCGCATTTACAATACCATCAGCATCTTCAACAGTTTTGACCAAATTAGTTAAATCAGCCCAAGTTAAAGCAGCGACATCAGTATCAGCGGAAATATCAACGTCACCAACTCCAGCAGCATTAAGAATGCCTGTAGGCTCACCCGATGAACCAGATCCGTTAATACCAACCGCTTCAAGTTTGGAGGCAAGTGACCGAATTAAATCATCCTGAACAACCTGGTCAATAGCTGGAATTGACTCTTTCAATAAAAGTCTCGATATATCAGCAAACGCCCCCATCGTACGGGGTTGTAAATTCACTGAAGCATCTGTTTGAGATTGATCAGCTACGTTGCCAAGTTCCTCAACAAATCCAGCCGTTGCACCCGTGCTAAATTTTGGGATTTGAATTCGATTAGTCAAACCACTCATAAACATCACACCGAGATTTGCCATCACAGCATTTGCTCTAAGTGCCTCGATGAACATATCGCCTCTGTGAATGGTTGGCACGAAACTGTCAGTTACATTTTCACTGCCTGTCGCTCCAGTTGCAGCCGTTGACATTGCTCCTGATCTCCATGCGAAATCAGGCACATAATAGCCTCTAGCCGCTTTACCTGTTCGCTGCCGAATTTCATCGTGCATTTCTCGCTCGAAACCCGCATCAGACCAATCACCAGAGGCTTGCGCTCTGATCATTCTTCCAAGGCTATACTCCCGCTGGTCCTTTACAGGTGCATCAACAACATGGGCTGGAGTTTCTAAAGGTTCATTACCAATCGCGTCCAAAAGTTCACCACGGAATTGATCAGCAGAAATACCACGACCAAGCGCATCCTCACCTAAGTCAGCTTTGTTGTGTCTTCTAGCCAAAGTCATAATTTCTTTGGCGTTTCGCTGGGCAGTTTTGGCAGCTTCTGCCTTTACCGCTTCCAGATCTACATTTTGTTCCTCAGACATTTCATTACTCCTTTCTGAGATAACTTCTACGGTTTTTAAAGGTTCAGAAACAGACCTGCCTACCCCTACTTGATTTGACTGATCAGCAGGAATTGAAACAAGGCTTATCTCCATGGGAGTGGTGGCCACGCGGTAATAATCTTCATGATCTTCCTCGTGGTCCCGCTCCACGCGACCATCAACCCGATAGCCTACGCTTATGTTTTGTCGAATACCATCGACAACATCAGTGAAAACCTCAGAGGCCGTTTCGCTTCTTCCGAAACGAACTAAAGCACGGAGACGCCGCGCATCCTCATCTAGCTCCACAGATTCTACTACACCGATTTGACGCTCCATATCATGATCCATGAGCAGTGGGGCGCGACCGCTGTTTAAAAATTCTAAATTCATACTCTCTTTAGTATGATCAATTATTTCCATTCCAGAAGCCCTTTTTACTGGCTCCTCTGAAGATACTCCAACCCTGACTGTTCGTTTATCTTCATCGATGGCTTTTTCGTGCATATGAGAATAACGATAAGTAAGATCATCCCGATCAATACGCTCCTCATCGGGTTCATCCATACCACCCTCTTCCATCTCTTCTGTTTCGTCATGCGCTTTTTTGAAAACGATGGTTACTGTCTCATCATCTTCTACTACTTCTTGAACGTGTCTTTCTTCCATATCTTGAACCTGATTCCTTTCCTTTGTGCTTTCTGGATGACCCGCTGGAAGTAGGTCTGTGTCATGTTTGCCCCCTTGGAATCTTCCATTCCTCAAAGCAAACAAAAAAGAATTTACGCGAGCATATGCCCACTGATCTGGACCTGTTACCCCTGGTCGAACGCTTCCAGGGTTGTTTTGATATGCTCCTACACCTCTTTCGAATACCGCTGCAAGAGTTCTGACGTTAGTTCTTTTATTTGGGTCATCCCCATATTCTTCGTTGTGTTCTTTTACTTTGTTCCTTAATCCCTCTTGAATAGATGAACTTAAATCAGAAAAACCTCTTTCATCGTCTTTTTTGCCTTCAAGTTTTTTTATCAATTCAAGAATCACATCCTTCATTCCCTGCTCACCCAGAGTCCCAATCACTCCCCATTTCATTTGTGCAACCACGCCGCCTACGTTTGATTTGTTAGGCTCCAAACCCCCACTTTTAAACTGTGACCCATCCCCAAAATGACGTGCTGCCCACGCCTCACGCTCTTTAATCCAATCTAAAGTTCCCTCCGTGAACTCCTCATTCCGTGCTTTTGTCCAGAAATTAAAAGCCTCATTCCCCCGAATGTTGCCACCTAAACGCCAAACTTCTGGATTATACCTTTTTATATTCGCAGAAAAATCATAATCAAATTGCGGATATTCGCTATTGCGCAAACTGATTTTTTTATCATCACCTTTATTGGGAAAGTCAGTCGCCATCGCCACCCTCAACTATTGGCTCTGCGGGTAACTTCTGGCCAAACGGCTCAAACGCCATATTTAGGCCATATTGTGCAGCCGTCTCTTTATCGCGTGAAATTTGCGCAAAGGTCTCTTCAACATCTCTACCGTACGCTGCGCTTACATCTTGCATTGACAAGATACCATTCTGTAATCCGATCACCGCAGCATTTATTTCTTTTAAGGGATCAACCCAATTCCATCCTCTTCCGCGGAAATACGCATTGTCCGAAAACTTATCAAATTTTGTGATAGGCAGATTCATATCTCCGAAACTAAGTGCGGATGTTAACCACTCTCTAAAAATTGGCTCTACAAAATGTTGAATCATAAACATCTGCAAAGTTCTGTATCCGTCACGTTCGTCTAGCGCACCCTGTCTAATACTGGAATAATTAACGCTAGATAGATCACTCGATAGGGCTGCATAGCTTACGTTTAAGCCTGATGAAATACCTCGCAGCATCGCAGACTCAAACTCTGGGTAAGAACTATTCGGATGATCAAAATCAATCGGATCTAGTTTCTGACCTGCGTTTAATTGGTAGAAAGACCCAGGCTCCACATCTATCACGGGAGTGTGTTCGTTCTCTAATCCCTCCCCAACAAATTCATCCCCTGTCGGTGTCGTAATAACTCCCATCTTTGATGCTGAAATTCTAGCCGCAATGACTTCAGCCTCACGATATGCCCCTAGCATTTTCAAAGCAGACATCGCAGAAACCATAAACGGCTCACCACGAGTTTGATGGGTTCGATTGGGCATATAAACGTGAATTATTTCATCGGCTGGCACTCGTGAATGTTTTCTTGATTTCGCAGAATGAAAATACTTGTCACCTGGATGAGAAGATAGAACATGATAAGCAACAGGCTTATGAAATCTATCAATCTCAATGCCCATTCGAATTTCGTTGCCATTTGGCAGAGTTTCGTTTTTCTTCTCGTCAACAAGATCCGCTTCAATAAATTGCAGAGCAAACCCATCTTTATATCTTGATCCAGAAACCTTTTTAATGAAAACTTCACCGTCTCTAGCAAGGCTTTCAATCGCTAACCGCTGACAATCAAACCAACTCATCCGTCCGTCAGAGGTAGGATTCCCAAGCCGACCCCAGCGTTTCCATGAATTTTCAATAACGGTATTTCCGAAACCATCTAATGATCCATCATCATTTCTGGCTTTGACTTGCAGATGAAAACCGTGATCTCCAATCACATTTGTTTTAAGTAAGTGAATGTATCTCCTGGCAAATTCATTATCTCTGATAAGTTCACGCGATCTGTTTCGCATGACCTCCAGGGTAAATCTAAGTTCTGCATCTGCTGAGTTACTTGATTGGATGAAGTCACCAAATAAACGCCCACCTCTCGCACCAGCATAATTTCTTTTACGAATTTTCGGTTGTTCCTTACGTTTAAAAATATCTAGTAACCCCATTAGAAACGCACCTTAATTGTGCCGCTTGTGGCTCGTCCATTTTTAATATCTTCCAAACGATGTTTATTAACTACCTCGCGACGGTAGTATTCCCTCCAATGCAACAGTTCCTCTGGAGAAAATTTTGTTAATGATCGTCCCGCTATTGAATACGACTGAACATCTCCATCTGCTTTACCTTCCAGCAGACTTTCAATCTTATCAACCATGATTTCGGCATGATCTCTAGGATCAACATTATTATCCAGGTCCGTTATTACATCCCAGGAACCCGTCTGGATTACGATCCTTTCAGAATCAGAAGTTCTAACAATCTCTAGTTGCCAATGGTGATGACCGTTATCGAAATTTACAGACGCAGTTGATGCTATTGTGAATAAATAGTCATTACCGTCCGCAGAACCAGAAACCTTAAATTCACTTGTAGGTGATGTCGATAACTTTGAAACATACTCGGTACTATATGCTGATGATGGATAATCGACTGCGAGGTTTTTTTTCCTCCACGTTACTCGATCACCGATAACTATTTTATCTGGCTCAAGTGTTGGTGCATTATCGGTATCGAATAAATTAGCCATATTCTACCGCCAAGAATTCACAAAACTTTGTTTTTTCCGAATGGGGCGCGGTGCTTTCGGTTTTTTTTCAGCAGGATTTTCATTAACGATCCGATCTGCAACCGCGTTTAAATTGACGTTTAAAATACAGAGTGCCGAATAAGCATACACTCGTAAATCTAACGCCTCATTTCTATTTCTAGTCTTGACAAATTCCCGCCTTGGATACCCTTTTGAATATTTTGTTACTATCTTTTCTGAGTCTGTAAGTTGTGCAAAATATTCATCATCACGCGATTCTGGAAAATGACAAAACCCTGGCCCCTCCTTTGTAATCCGAAAACGCGAAAAAAGCAATTCTTTTATGGGGAATGTTCCTATTGTAAATAATCGGATTTTTCCGATGTTATTTCTAGTGGGCCTCGATACCAGTGGACGCTGTTCCCCACCCATACCCTTGATGGCAAAAACTCGTCTTGATTCTCTTGGTCTTACAAAATTATAAACTGCTTGAGTGTAATGACCACCTGAGTCTATGCACGCTGATCGAATTGGAAGTTCTCTTCCTGTATAAGTTATAAATTTTTGCTTTAGTACTTCATCTAAATCTTGCCAAGGCGCGGGGGTTGATAAGTCTCCGTAAATTTGACCGTATCCGATAGACCAGCTTTCTTCATCTCTACCCCAGCCAACTATTTCATATTCTAAACGATCATCCTGAGTATCGATTCCCGCTGTAACCGCGACAATCCTATCATCGATTTCATCGGAATCTTCAAAAGAATTAGAACGCAAATCAACGTGTTTAAGATTTTCTCCCGCATCCTCCCAACTCTCCCCAAGGAAGGTATTCACCCACACCTTGAGGGTTTCAGGTAACTTTTTAGCTTCCAAAAAATCTTTTACTGCATCCTCTAGGGTAATCCAGGGACTATAAATGCCAGATAAATGAAAACCAGCTATCCCCTTTGATGGTTTATTTGCATCCCAATATCCATTTTTTATAGCCTTATATCTGTCGGAATCATTCCAAATTGAACCGCAACCATCACAGACATAATGTGCAGAGCTAGGATCATCTTTGTCCCAACGTACATTTGACCATTTTAAGGTTTGATTTTGGCCGCAATCTTTACAGGGAACGTAGTATTCCCTCTGATCGGACTGCTCATATTCAACTTCAATCCTAGAATTGCCTTTGATTGTAGGAGTCGAAACCGTCACAATTTTACTATTCCAAAAAGTAGTTGTTCTTTTTGCCGCTAGTCGTAATGGATCTCCCTCAGTCCCAGCACTTGGAGGCCAGCGATCAATTTCATCAGCAAGCAATACTCTAATTGCTCTACTGGCTAATCCAGCCGCTGAGTTTGCACCAGCAATGCTTATTGTTCCCCCTGGATAGGTTTTCTGTAACGTGGTGTTTCCGCTATCACGGGTTTTTGGATCTTTAACCTTACCTTGCAGGCAGGGAGTATCCCGCAACATCGGTGCAAGTCTTTCTTTACTAAAGGCTTGGCCCATTCCTAAAGTTGGCTGAATACATAAAATGGGTGCTGGATCTCGATCAATAAAAAAACCAATCGCGTTTAAAATAAATTCGGTCTTTCCAACTTGTGCGCTACTCATGACAACCACCTGTTTCACAGATGGATCATTCAAAGCATCCATGATTCCCCGCAAATATTCTGCGCGAGATGTGTACCACTTTCCAGGTTCAGCCGATGATTCTGGCGAAAGCCTTCTTTCTGAATCAGCCCACTGGCTCACTGTCAGTTTCGGCGGTGGTTTCAACGCCTCCGACACTGTTGCCATCAGGCTCTTCATCTCTGATTTCTTCGTATACCCATTCGGATAATTCAAATAAGGCTTCGTCAATTTGTTCCTCAATAATCGTTTTACAAACCGCTGGCATACTTTCCACAGCAACAATCGGAGCTAATTTGGCGGGAATAGATAGCATTCTAGTTTTACAACTGCCGATGATATTGACCCAACTTTCAATAACATCCTCTGTTTTCACAAGTTCGCCTTTTTTTTCCTGCAACTCGATTACGGTTAATTCTGCTTCTGCAGATAATTTTTTTGCTCTTACTTCTTCAAAACTAACTACGTTTGGATTAAGGCTCCTTTCTTTTAAATATTTAATATACCCTCTTACAGCTGGAACCAACTCATAACGACCTCGTTCTACTCTTGGAATAACACCTTCTTTAGACAGCTGCTGAACTCTTCTCGTCGAAAGGTCTAATAATTTTGCAATCGTTTCTAAAGAGTGGGTCGCGGGATTAGCCATCAAACTCTATCCCTGTTTCCGCATGAATAGCTTTTTTACCTGTGAAATCTTGCCAGCGTTTTATTATTACATCACAATATTTTGCGTCTAGTTCCATGAGCCGAGAGTGACGACCATTTTTTTCTGACGCAATCATAGTCGTTCCTGATCCACCAAAGCTATCAAGAATCAAATCTCCACCCTTCGTATTGTTTAGTATTTGGTATTCGAACAACTGGACAGGCTTCATGGTCGGGTGATCTTTACTTACAGACGGACGATCAAATTCCAATATCGTGGTCTGCTTTCTGTCGCTTGCCCAAAGATGTCCTGCCCCATCTTTCCAGCCATATAAACAGGGTTCATGTTTCCAATGATAATCCTGTCGTCCCATGACCATTGTTTGCTTTTTCCAAATTAAACACTGCCTTATTTGCCAACCCATATCGTGTGCGGCTCCACGAAAATTATAACCTTCTGAATCCGCGTGCCAGATATAAAAAACAGCTCCAGCTTTCATATTTGCGTTTGCAGCGGAGTAAGAATCACACAAAAACTGCCTAAAGTGTTCATTCTTCATTTGGTCGTTTTTTATTTTTAATGCGTCCTTCGTTTTCCCAACATATGCTACGTTGTAGGGTGGATCTGTAAGCCACATGTCGACTCGATGTTCACCGCACAATTTTTCAATGGCATCAATCCTTGTGCTGTCCCCACACATCAAACGATGATTGCCTAGCACCCAAATATCGCCCTCCACTGTAACAGGGATCTCAGGAACATCAGGGACCGCATCCTGATCAGTTAATCCTTCAGTTTGCTCTGCAAGCAAGCCTGATAATTCGTCTTCACTAAACCCAGTTAAATCAAGATCGTAATCCTCACCAACTAAATCTTTCAATTCAAGAGTCAAAAGATCGTGATCCCACTCTGCTTCTTGGCTTACCCGATTGTCTGCCAACCTGTATGCTTTGACTTGAGACGGGGACAGATTGTCTGCAACAACAATCGGAACTTTATCCATCGAAAGACTTCTTGCAGCGGCGAGTCTGGTGTGACCAGCAATTACGACCATTTCGCTATCCACAACCACAGGTTGTTGCCATCCAAACTCTTTAATAGATGCCGCAACTTTAGAGATCGCATCCTCGTTTTTCCTTGGATTCCGCGCATATGGAATCACTTTTCTAATTTCTATTTCCTTGACTTTCATACCTTACCCTGTAATTTAAACGTCCTTCCAAACGAAACGAAATGCCTTAAAAAAATATTTTTCTAGAAAAGCCCTGCCCTCGCGCGTACCC